TCACACTTTATATGTGGAAAGCTTTTCTTGTTCATCCTAAAAAGTCTGTCGTATGTTGACATTATGCCATTTGGAGCCAAGGCAAATGTTTCAGTTAAATCATCAATGCTAGAAGGTGTTGATGGGAAAAAGGGAATTCCACCAAAGCCATAAGCTGAAAGCTTATCCTTTAAGTAATTATTAATCCAGAGCACTGGTGTATTTAATAATGTATCATTTGCCATCTTATGCCACTCCAGCCTGTGCTATCCATTGATATCCAACTTTAACTCCAACAAACTTACCACCCTTTTTGCCAGATTTTATATTTGCTTTATATACAACTGGGTCTTCTAAATAATCTTTTATACCACTTGATTTAATAAATGCTTGTGAGAAGTACTTAGTAAAAAACAAATCAAATGTTTTTTCAAATCCACCCTTAGCGGATGATCCTCCAGGATTTGGAATCACTATGTCTTTTTTTGTAAATATAGTTTCTCCCCCATCATTAAAAACTAAAACTTCAGAGGCTACTGGAGATATTACAACTGGAACTCCGCTTTCCATAATTCTAGCTTTGTTATAAAATGGAACGTTTGAACCATCCCTTAATGTTGCTGATTGAGAAAATGTTGATGAAAGTGAAATACCAGTACTTGTAGCTTTGTAGCTAATGTCAAATAGTCTTCCTTCTGGACTTCCAACTTGATACCATTCGTATACATGCTGAAGCATTGCTGGATTAACTTTTGAATTTATATCAATAAATTTTTTTAATGACTCTACGCTTAATGATCCAAGATTATTAAAAAACTTATTCTTTCCTTTGTTTATGCCATCTATAAATCCAAGAGAATAGTCAATAATATTATTCATTTCTCTTCTAAATATATCAGGGTTTACTGTTACTCTCATCATACCTCTACCGCCTGATTGTCAGAGCGACGCAATAGTATTTTATAAAATTCAACAGAGTTGGTTGGCCCAACAAATGGATCTTGTGATGCAACTTCGTATATTGTTCCTAGTCCAGACCTTGGGCCTGCAGTCTCCATGTATATAGTTTCTGAGTTTGGCAGTCTTACATTAGTTACAAGAATGTTTGTTATTGATTGTCTTGCATTTTGACTTGTTATCCTGATGTCAGTTTTAACTCTACCAACCAGCACAACTTCTTGAGTTATTTTGACATTAGGAACAACTTCTTCTTGTGTTTTTCCTTTTCCAGAACTAACATAGCATGCAACTGTTCTGTCAAGTACCCATTGTTTCTTTAGGTTTCCATATGCTGCTTGCTCAACTACAGGATAATATATATCTGCCAACATTGGAAACATGAAGTCGGTAGTTTCGCATACCGCACTCATTATAAGAATCCTGGAGTTTTAAGGTTTGTTATATACTTATCAAGAATAATATCAACAAGAATATTTCCAGTTCCAAAGAACTTAGATGGGTCATACTTAAGCCTAAATTGGTCTGTTTGATATTCTGTTATGTATGCTTTATAGTGATCCATTTTGCCACACTTAATATCATTTATTAATAACTCTACTGCATCTCTTACATCACTTGGAATTACTTTATACCCTGCGTCATAGTCAATTATATAATCAAATCCTTCAGGAAATGCAACTGCTGGGTTTTTTGTGTTTGTCCACATGTTGTCATAGTTTTCATATGGGGCGTAAGTATAAAATGAGTCTGATCCTGCATCTCTATATTTAAGTGGTCTTCTTTCTGCACGATCTTTTGATTCAAAATAAGAAGTGTCTGTAGGAACTTTTACAATAGCAGTTCTATCTTTTGTTACAACATAATTAAAACCATCAAGAGCTGGACCATCTACTGTGTTGGTAATATCATATACAAGCTTGCCATTTTCATGAACCTGATTAACTTTATATGCAGTTCCCCAAACTGGGATATAGTCAGTTCCTTGACCAACTACTTCAAGAATTTTCTTTTCAAATGTAAATCCACGGCTAATTAGTGAATCAATAATTGCTCTGGCAAGGCGCTCATTATATGTTGCTTCTGCAATTTCTGTTGCTGTAGTTCCAAGTGTGGCAGGATTTACGTATGGCCTGATAATGCTAAGAATATCCTGAACAATAATATTCTGCTCCGCATTCTGATCTTCAGTAATCTCATAAATTTGAACAGAGTAATCGTGGTCATAAGTAATAAAGTCACCAGTTAATGAATATGTAATTTGTGAATTAGCATCTGAGGTTAATATCTCCCTTGCTTCAACCGTATGTGGGGAATTTTCAATAGTAAACAAATACTCTGTATTTGCTTCTGGAACATCATAAACAACATTAATTGGATAAGGTGGGAGTCTAAGAATTATCATGTTTATTTACCGTAGTAGCTTGCTACCTCTTGTGGGCTCGCTATGCGAACCGAACTATTGGTAAGCCATCTATCGGAAACCTCCTTGGTCACAATATTGTATCCTTTTATTACTTCCCCAACACCATTCCAAAATATATTTCTTTCTGAAAAAAGTGCTACCTTTTCATTTATTACCTTTACAGGTTCTAGCGTTTCTTCTTTTGGAGTCCAACTAGAAATAACCTCAAGCATATCAACTTTTGTAGTTACCCCAAATAAATCAATGCTATTCTTTTTTGCATAGGATTTTATCTCCATAACAGTCTTTTTAGATAAATCTTCAATGATAGACATTAATTCCTCCTATGTCATTATACCAGAATTAGCGTCGTCTTCTTGATATGCCAAAATTATTTTGTGATGGTAAACGAATTCCATTTGGGGTTCCAGATGGATTAACAGCATTTGCTCCAGAAGTTTCTCCCATGTTTGCTTCTCCAAGTGTTCCCATTGTATTTGCCTGTAATCCGCTAGGCCCCATTATTATAACTCCTGGGTTTCCCAATGTAACTATTGCACCTTCGCCACTGTGATTATGGCCTATTGGTACTCCTGGATATGACATGATTACTCCTTAAAACTAGAAAGGGAAGGTAGTTTTTACGCTACCTTCCCAATCAAAGTATTATTCAATTACGAATCAGCGCCTGCATCTGCGAAAGCAATTGCATCTTCTTCTTCCCACTGAATACCAAAGCGAACGAATACTGTGTACTCAATTGTGTCCTTCTTTGGTTGGTAGAAACGGTTAACGGTGATATCACGTTGGAATCCCCATACACGGTTCTGAGGGAATGTAAGATCTACATAACCTGCAGGGTAGTAAGGAACTTCCTGAACCTCAACACCAAGAACACGTGTTGTACGTGCTCCACCAAATGTCTGTGCAGCACCATCAAGGTATGACTGACGTGTCTGTTGAGTTCCACCAATTGCTGGTGAGAATGCTTCTGCAATTGCATCAGCTAATGTACCGTTGTTCTTAACAATACCTTGGAAAGCATCTGTACCTGCATAGAACTTTAGGTTGTTCTTGATTGCACGATACTTACGTGGCATTGCTAGGATAAGATCCTGCATAACAGGAGTTGTCCATGCATTATTTACAACAGTCACGACTGATTCGTGAGCAGCTCCAGTAGTTGCACGGTTAACGAAACCTTCCATGATTGAAAGGAATGAATCTGAGCCTGAGCCTAGACCGTTAATGGCAAGATCTTCAATGTCGTTAGCGAAAGCTGTAGTCATCAAGCGAACTAGATGATCTTCAAGAGCTCCACCTTCAATATTATCTTCAAGTGCTTCTGTTGATACTTCCCAGTCAAGGCGGATCTTCTTAGTTGTAAGCTCTACCTTTGAGAATGTTGCGCCTGCATTTGTAAATGTAGGGTCTGCTTGTGCTGCTGCACGAATTACACGCTCACCAACGTTAACTTTTTCAAGTTCCATTGTATTAGCTCGCATTGTAACTCTACGTCCATCTTTAGCGAGAACTGTAGCATCCCACACATAATCAATGAAGCGACGTGCTTGTTCAGGCAATAGGATACCACCTGGAGTACCCGATGGGTTAACTCCAAGAACTGTATCTCCATAGTTGGCACCAGTAATGTTACCTAGGACGCCTTCGCGACCAGTAACGATAGCTGCTGCATCTCCTGTTGATCCTGATGCTACTGCACCAGATCCATCATGACCATGGCCAAGAGCTGTACTTGGGTAGTTTTTTACGATATCTTCTGACATATTGTTCACCTCCTAGTGATTTTATGTTAGTTGTATAGGTCGGAGAATTTGAGGAAACGTCCGCCCCATAGGGATTTTTGAGTTACTTCTGGTAACTCCTGCACGATCTCGCCTAGATCGCCAGACTTGCGGAAAGCAGTGTCCTTTTCTACGGAATCCACTCTCTTTCCAATTTCATTAAAAGTACCCTTGATCTGATTTACATCAGTTGTTGTGGCATCAAGAGACTTCTTCATATTTGCAACTTCATCACTAAGTGATTTAATTGTTGCTGTTAGATCGCCAAAGGCATTAGTAACAGACTCCTTGATTTCTGCAATTGCATTTACAATTACATCATCAGCTTTTTCAGCATCTACTGATGCTTCTTCTGCTGGAGCCTCTGTTGCATCTTCTTCTGAAGATGTAGCACTATCATCCGCAGCTTCATCAGCTTTAGCTACTTCTGCAACTGGTGCATCTTGTGCAACTACTGCTTCTGCTTCTGCTGATTTTTCTACTGCTGGCTGTGCCTCTGGAGTGACCTCTGCTAATACTTCTGCCACTGCTTCTGCAACTGGTGCTTCAGCAACTGCTGTTGTATTTTCTGTCATAGGACTTACCTCCTTTGTAATCTTAGATGCATTAATGCCTTTAGCACTATCCACTAAGAACTTTATCATTTCTTCTTTTTCTGAGTCATTCTTCTCTACAAAACCAATATTTTTCATATCATTGCCACTGACTGGACTAACATATGTTTCTTCGTCAGAGGTAACAACAATTCCATTTTCTTCATCATAAAATACATTTTCTATAACCACATCAGCAATATCGCCTTTAATTGTATCAATACCATTAACTTTTTCAACTGACATAATGCTTGCAAACTGATTTGCTGGGGAATCTACAAGACTCAACTCAACAAGGTCATAATCTTTAATTACACGGATTGTTTTATCAAGTTCTTCATTATAGGCATCGTCCCACTTATTCATTCTTCCGCCGATTGAAAAACCAGTATATGTTCCATCAAGAACCTTCTCCCAGGCATCTGCTGCACCTTTAGAGATATAAGTAGAAACATAAATACCCTTATAAAACTTTTTTGATTCTGGATCAAAGTATTTTTCTTCTTTAAATGAAATCATCTTTCCCACTGCTGATGGTTGATGCATCTCTCTGATGTTACCGCGAAACTTAGAAAAAGCTGACATGGAAGCCTCTGTTGTAACAATGTCCATTTGCTTATCAATATTGTCAAGTGAAGCAAAACCAGATACAACTCTTTTTTCAGTATCTACTTTTCCAAATGGCATTGAAAGGCGAACGTTGTCACCATCAGTCGTCCAAAAAGCCTTATTTATATTCATATCGTATTCTATTATACCAAGCTTTTATAAAGTTTTCTCATTTATTGAGATGATCTGCCTTCACCCTTTGGATTACGTCCAGCAACGGTTGCTGATCCATCAGACTGATTGTTTGTTCTTTCTGCATCTCTTGAACGATTGCCATTTGCTCTGCTATCTGCAGCCTGTCTTGGGCTTAGCTCAAGAGGTGTGTCTCCATGCTCTGCCTGTGGCAAGTCAAGAAGTTCACGTGCTTCATTTGGAAGCATTATCTGATTTTTTACATAACGCTCAAGAATTTGTGATTGAGCAATTTCATCTGTAAGAGTAAGCTCATTAAACTTAAACTCAAGTATGTCTGTTTTTTCTTTAACAACCTTGTTGATTATCTTTTCCAGGTGTTGTTGGGCTGGACGAGAAACCTGCTCCTTAAAGGTACGATCCTGAGCAAGAGATGAAGCAGTAGCTCCAGAATCTGCTCCGCCTAATTTAGAAATTGGAACTTGGTGAGCAATTAAAATATCATCACGGTTTTGTTTACGATATCTTTCAAATGAGCCCTCTTGAACACCATTTTCAATTGGCTTCATATCAAACTCAACCTTAGAATGATCAGTGTCTCCAGGAAGAGGGATGTATAAGGTTCTATGCGACTGAGACTTCATTCCTGTTTGCAAAAATCTAAACATTTTATCTTCTGCATCTGAAGATAGTTTTGCACCCTTTAACGTAATAACATATCTTGGAACAGCTTTATTCTCAAAGTAATCAATGTTGTACTGTGAAGCAAGTTGATCTCCAAGCAAAGAAGGTAAAGCTGCAATAATATCTGGAACTCCGTAGTATGTATTTAATGGAGAATAATCTTTAAAATGAATTATTTCGTTTGGACGAGAGTCTGATGTTAAAGGGTTAAAGTTTGTTGCAGCAAAGTTTCTAAAGTAAACAACCTTTGGACCAATAATTTGAACAAATCCATCTCTAAGCCTGCGAACACGCATAGTGATTGAAGGAATATGTCCTATGTATCCTATTTCTCCAGTTACAGTTCTTCCAACTTCAATATATCCATTTCCAGTAGACTGTAAATCTGTAAAAACCTTTTCCATTGTACGTGTAAAGCTGTCATCGTCATTAAGAGATTCCATCCACTCACGTAGCTCTAGTCTTGCCCTTTCAATTCTTTTGCGAGCTCTACCGACAGCTTCCTGGTTGTCATTACTTTCAAGGCTAAGTGCTGTGCGATCTGTGACATCAAAGCGATATCCAAGACCAACAACATTTTCTACCTTAGCATCAATTGCTGCGTGATTGGCAAAAGATGTATCATAAAAATTAGCTAACTCATACATGTTGTATGGAGGAGTAATAACATCAAATAATCCATAACCATTTCTGTATACTAGTCCTGGATTAATTGACTTTGATCCTGTATCTTTAATTCCTTTTGAATCTGCACTTGCAGAGTCAAGATACGCTGAACTTAAAAGGTTAACGTTTGCATTAGTTGCAAGATATCCTCCAGCTGCTACTGCTTTGTTGACTTGTCTTGTAACTCTTCGTTTAAAGTTTTCTTGTATACCGTCTAAAGTTTTTAGTTCATCCCAAGATTTATTAAATGGGTCACTATTTTTAAACTGATTTTCTTCTTCTGGATTTGTTCCTAATCTTGCCTGAATGTGATCATTCTCATTACTCATCAAATTGTTCCTTGCCTGATTTGTTTAAAGTTTGTTGGGCAGCATGCCAAGCGCCTAGATCATTCATGGAAGGTATAAGTCCAGACTTCATTCTGTCCATTTGCTCCGAATACTCTTCTTCATTAATTCTTGTAAGTCCAGGAACAAAAACTGCTTCTCCGTCTCCAGGATCTCCATAATGCTTTGCTGCTTGTTTAAGCTCTGCTATTTTTGTTAAATCATTACGCATAGACTCAATGTTTAAGACATTGCCGCTGCCATCTGTAAACCATTTACCAGTTGCTTTTTTATAGACATAAAGTCCCCAATTATATTTTTTTTCAATTACCTGTCTACGAACATTTTTGACTATAGGTTCGCCAGTTTCTGGGTTAATTAATGAATTCATAAACTTTAGTATACCATATTAGACGGGTGTTTGTACCTGTGTCTGCCAAGATGCATCCTTATATACCTTTATTTTGGCAGAGTCAAACGACATTCCTTTAGTATCATCAACAATTATTTTATTTGTTCCAAGATAAGCCTTGTAGATTTCAGTTGGATTTG